TATAAAATATAAAATATAAAATATAAAATATAAAATATAAAATATAAAATATAAAATATAAAATATAAAATATAAAATATAAAATATAAAATATAAAACATAAAATATAAAATATAAAACATAAAATATAAAACATAAAACTTATATAAAGTTATGAATAAAACTGGCACAAAATCTACTATTTATGACCCTGATACAGATTTTGTAAAGCAAGTAGATGATACATATAATGGCAAACCATTTTTTAGAAAAAATTATGGTAAACCTCATCCATTCTTAGATTATTCAAAAAAAGCAGAAAGTGCAATAGTTAAAATATTAATGGAACATCAACATCCACATCCAAATATTGTTTATTATTATGACATTAATAGTAAATATGCTGACATGGAACAAGTAGATACAGAAAAATCAAATCCCTTATATCAATCTGTTATGACATGCGAAGAATTAAATGAAATAATAGAAACAATGAGTAAAGTAAAAGACTTTTTACAAGCACTAGGAATTATGTATATAGATTGGAAATTTGATAATATGGGAAAATCTGTGGAGGGAAAATATAAATTATTTGATTTTGATGCGTCTGGACTAATTGATTTAAAAACGCAACAATGGAAACTCAAAGCAAATCCTATGTATTGGAGTTATAGACACGCAATTCTAAATGGAGCACAAACACCAAAAGAAATGGATGATTGGTCTTTTAAATATAATATTATTGAAGAAGGGGAAAAACTTATAAGCGCATAAATGAAAAAATTTTACCATAAATAAACATGACTTAATATTTTAGCATTATAATAACCTTTCGATTTTCTTTTTTCTAATGCTATTGCTGTTCCTCTTTTTTTTGTCCCAGAATGCCGATTAAAATAATTTTGCATACGTTTACGATCATTATGATTTTTATAAGCATATAATTTTAAAGGTGTTCTGTCCTTAAATTGTTGATAATCTGATGCGCCAAAATGTATTTTGCGTATTTTTTGTGTTGCTTTATTTTTAATGTATGCTGTGTATTTTTTGCCCGTTATTTTACTTCTCTCAAATTTTATAATTGTTTCATACATATTTTATTTTTAAATTATATATAGTATAATAAAATAATCTAGTGTGTAATAAAAATAATATTTTATTATACTATAATAAAATACTATGAATGTACCTATTAAATATTTGCCTAAACACATAACTAAAAAAGATAAAAAAACAATAGTAAATGAATTAAAAAAATCACGCAAAGCTTATAAAAAAAATAGTTATTATACACGAAAAAAGATTTCTTCATATAACTCCAAACCCTCACAACATATATTAAATGTAAAAAAAATATATAATATTGATAAATTGTTAGTTAATTCTAATCTCTCCAAAAAAACAGGGTGTTCTATAAATTCATTACGCAAAATTGTAAGTAAAGGACAAGGTGCTTATTATTCATCTGGTTCAAGACCGAACCAAACCAGTCATAGTTGGGGACTAGCGCGTTTAGCTAGTTCTATTAGTGGAGGAAAAGCATCAGCAGTAGATTATAAAATATTAGAAGATGGATGTAGCAAATCATCTAAAGCACTAAAATTAGCTAAAAAGGCAAAACTAAAATACAATTTTGGAACGCATAGAGTAAGAAAAACTAAATTGTTATAATTTGTAATTTATTTAGAATACACTAATCCGGCAAATCCATTTTGGAACAATAATATATTATACTTTTCTTCTATCACATGTAAGTTATAAGTATATTTATAAATACTAGTAGGGTCTCTTGATACTCCTATAGGTGAACCTGTTTCATCGCATATAATTGTAGAATTGGACTTTATTGAATCAATAGGAGGATTACTATAATTATTATATTCAAATTCAATAGTTTTAAATAAATTAGTATTAAACGCTCCATTTGGTTGTTGTTTAAACGGATCTGTAGTTAATGAAAAATTATAACAATATAATCCTGTTTTTGAACATGAGCCATTAGATTTATTATATTTTTCTAGTTTGCTAAAAATATTACTATCAAATTCTTGTTCTCTATATTTACCATCACAAATTATAGCAAAATTTTTCATTATTTCATATTGATTTGTTTGTGAATATACATCTGGACTATAGCCTGTTATATAAATATTTCTTGAAATATCACCATTATAAGTAAAATGTGGACTATAATATTTATACTCACTAGCAATGTTAAGTTTTTCTAAATCATTTGGAATTTTGTCTTCATATAACCAATTGGTATAATTAGACCATTCATTTCTAGAAGCAACATCACTTCTTTGAAAATACCACATCCACCCACTTATTAAACCCTTTGACTCTATTTTAACTTTATTTGATTTTATAACTTTCTCAAAATTATATTCATTTATTTCTCGTATTAAATAGGTCTGACTATTTTTAGCAAAATGTTTTCGTTCTGTTTCTTCTAAAAAACATTGTGTACATATTAAATGAATATTACTATTTATTGTTGTTCTTAAATTTACATAATCATCAATGTTAGAAGTTAAATCTCTAATTGGTGGCGGATGTATAAATCTTTTAAATTGATAAACAACATCATTTTGATTTGCTTGAATTTGTGGAAAATTATTATATGGTATAGGATTTATAGAATTACTATATACTACATCTTTTATTGTATATAATTCATTAATAGGTCTTAATATAAAATCTATAACTAATTCACTATATTGTAAACATATTAATGGTATTGCCATTAAAGATGACATAGAAAACCAACTATTTATTGGAATATACAAATTATAATCACGTATTGATGGTTCAATACCACTAATATCAGTAGTAACATCATAAACATTAAACGCACTTGGATAATTATTGTTTCTATTATTATAATTTGCTGGGTCATTTAATTCGTTAATATTTCCTGTCATTTTATCAAAAATAGCCTTTTTATGAGCATCAAAATCCCGCTCTACTATGTTTTGTAAATAATGACCACTAAATTTTTGTATTGTTGTTCCATCAATAGTTATATTAACTTCTTTAATTATTTGACAACCAATATTTTTAATCCATTTAAATTCATATGGTCTATATTCATCATTATTATATTTTAAAACAGGACTCCATATTTTAGGTAATTTTATTACTAAATACATATCCATTAGCAAATCTCCGTAACGCAAAATTTTGAAACTAAACTTGGAAATTTTTGTAACATCTAATTCTGTTTGTCCTATTTGATCTATTCTAAATTTTTGTAATCCAAAATTAGTATATTTAGAATAGGTTGACTTAAAAAAACTTTTAGTAGGATTGCCAGTCAAAATAATATTTTGATTGCCTAGCGCAATTAAATTTAATAGTCCACCTGCCATTATTAATTAATATAACATTATAATTTTTATTTATGTCATAATATATTTTTTATAGTAATTATAATATATAGTAATTATAATATATAGTAATTATAATTATTATGCAATCGCAAGAAACCAAATCAATATTAGACATGATTAAAGGCAAACTAAAAGATACAGGAATTCTAATGGCAACGCTAGGAATTATTACAATATTATTAATAGCTTTACTTGGTTGGATTTTTCATAAAATAGGATTAAAAGAAGAATCATGCAAAAAATTAGATATTGCTTATTCAGCACTAACAAACAAAACATATTTTAATACTATAAATAGTATTAGACCTGATGGTCAAGCTATATTTGATAATTCAAATAGTACATTAATTAACTATTATGTTAAAAGCGCATATAATAGTTGTTGTGGAGACGAATATAAGAACAATTTTGTTGCGTTATGTGCTTTAGAGAAATGTATTGGTAATGGTTTTAGATTTTTGGATTTTGAAATTTATTCATATAATAATGATCCAATAATTGCTTCATCAACAGCAAATAATAATTTTATTAAAGAAACATATAATGCTTTACTATTAAGCGAAGTATTAAATACAATAACAGAAAATGCTTTTGACGCAGAGAAAACTAATTGTGATAAGGACCCATTAATATTAAATTTTAGAGTAATGAGCACAAATTTAACTATGTTAGAAAAAATGGGTGATTTATTCGAAGAATATTTAGTTAGTAAAAGTAATTCTAATTCTAAGTATTCATTATTAACACCGAATAAAGAGGCTTCTGTATTGAATATAAGAATGAAAGATTTATACAAAAAAATCATAGTTATCTGTGATTTTAATCCTGATCCAGGAATTATTGAAAAAAATTCTGCTAATTCTAAATTAACAAAACTTAAAAATTATATTAACTTAAAAGGTAAAGGTGAGCATTGTAATACTTTTATATTTAATGATATAGTTAACAAAAACGACAACCCGCAATTTATGGAAGATACAAAAACAAAATTTACAATAGTATTACCAAATTTAGAGAATTCAAAAATAAATTTTGATAGTCTTAATTCTTTTACAAATGGATGTCAAGCAATTTGTATGAAGAATCAGAATGTAGATAATTATTTGATTGGTTATAATACTGAATTTGATGGTTATAATACTGAATTTGATATCAGTGGAGGTTTTTCTTGGAAAATGAAACCTTCAACCTTAATAAATATGGCGCCCTCAAATTTTAATAATCCACCGGGAATAGTTTTAGGTATTACACCATAAGTAGGCGGAGACGGAGGCGGTGGAGGCAGTGGTTGGTATGGTGCGGTCACTATTACGGGTTCTAGAACCGGTAACATTTATGGTGGCATTTCTGTTGATGTTAAGGTATATAAAATAAATCCTACACATTATTTTTTAAATCAGCAATTAAATGTAGGTAGTTCTGTAATAGACATACCAATTACATCAAGACTTGCAAATACTTCTTCAAAATTATTTTTTGAAATGACTGATACTGGCAGCACAATTTTAGGAAATGTTTCTATAACTGGTGGTAGTTTTATAAATGGTAGTACTTATAACGGTAGCGTAGACCAAATATTACCAGCTCAACTAGGAACGCCTATAACTATTACTTGGTCGGGTGAATTCAATCCATAGTATTAATAGTAGTCATATAATATTTCAACATAAAGTGGATTATTAAAAATTTTGATAATATTTTGATAATATTTTGATAATATTTTGATAATATTTTGATAATATTTTGATAATATTTTGATAATATATAATTATATTATATTATATATATAATATAATTATATGAAAGAATCATATGAAGAAAAAGAATTGAAAATATTAAGAAACGCAATAGATAATGCTACATATATTATTGGAAAAAAATTAACCCAATCAGATACTATTAAAAATATTATTGAGATTTTAGAAACCTTTTTACGAACACATAAAGTATTATGTTATGGTGGAACTGCTGTAAATAACATACTCCCAGAACAATATAGATTTTATAATAAAAATATTGAAATACCTGATTATGATTTTTTTTCACCTTATGCTATGGAATATGCGAGAGATTTAGCAAATATATATTATAAAGCCGGATATGAAGAAGTGGAAGCAAAATCAGGAGTTCATAGTGGAACATATAAAGTATTTGTGAATTTTGTTCCAATTGCTGATATTACTTTATTAGACAATAAATTATTTCAAAATGTCTCTAAAAAAGCAATAAAAATTAATGGAATTAATTATTGTCCGCCTAATTTTCTACGTATGGCAATGTATCTTGAATTATCACGCCCAATGGGAGATGTATCTAGATGGGAAAAAGTCCTAAAACGTATTAGTTTATTAAATAAAAATTATCCGCTAAAAGGTATATTATGTGATAAACAAGATTTTCAAAGAAAATATGAAGGAAAAGAAGAGGATCAAGCAGCCATATATGAAATTACCAGAACTTCATTTATTAATCAGGGTTTAGTTTTTTTTGGAGGTTACGCATCAACTTTATATAGTAAATATATGCCATATAAAGAAAGAAAACAAATTTCCAATATTCCAGATTTTGATGTATTAAGCGAAAATCCACAAGAAAGTGCTACTATTTTGAAAGAACAACTACTCTATGAAGGTTATAAAAATGTAACAATTTTTAAAAAACAACCAATTGGTGAATATATTGATATTCATTATGAGGTTATAGTCAACAATGATGTTATAGCATTTATTTATAAACCAATTGCTTGCCATAGTTACAATATAATAAATATTAATGGACAAAAAGTGAAAGTGGCATCAATAGATACTATATTAAGTTTTTACTTAATATTTATATATGCAAATAGACCTTATTACGATGAAAACAGATTGTTATGTATTGCTGAGTATTTATTTAAAGTCCAATTAAAAAATCGTCTTCAACAAAAAGGGTTATTGCGAAGATTTAGTGTATTATGTTATGGAAAGCAAAAAACATTAGAAGATATGAGAGAAGAAAAAGCCAAATTATATACCAAAATTAAAACAAGCGAAGTATCTCGTAATTCAAAATTATATAATATGAATTTTTTTAGATATATACCTAAAGAAGATTATGACGTTAAAAATAAATCAAAAAAAAATATAAAAAAACGTGCTAAACGCACAAAAAAACGCAAAAATTATTAAACTATGTTTTGGTAATATTTTATTTATACATCATAAAATATTCTACACTTTTTGTGTTTTGTTGATGCCAATTTATATTTCTTACAAGAAGTTTTTTGAGATCTTAATTTTAATAAATTAAGTTTATTATATATTTCCTTATTTATTATTTTTTTGTTTGATTTTTTTTTATTAAAAATATTATTAACATAAGAAATATAAGGAGCAAATAATTTTGTATTCTCTACTTCAGGATGTCCTTGAAATCCAAAAAATGGATATTTTTTATGCTTGACTATATCTACAAATTCTTTTTTGTTTTTATCTAAACTAGTAGCAATAACTTCATAATTTTTTATTTCATATTTTGCATCTAATGCTAGTTTATGACTATGATATAATTTCTTGGTTTTATTAAAATTTGTTTTTAACAAGTTTCCCAGAATGGTATTTCTAAATTTTGGTATTGTTTTAATACCATGTGAGTTTACATTGATAAAAGTATTTTTTATATTTTTATTTGATATAGAATATTTATTTTCAATTAAAATCATACTTTGATGACTATGACATATTGATAATATTGGTATTATTATTTTATTAGCAGCAAGTAATTTGACTTTTTTAACTATATATTTTTGTATTAAAAAATGTTGCCTTAAAAATTTGTTATTATAATAATTACCACGATGATGTGATGTAAATAACAAACCATCTAAATTAGGCAATATTTTGTTTAAATCAACTTTTGTAATAGTGTATGGAATTATAATATAATCAATCAAATTTTGCTTTAAGAAACTTATTATATCTGCTGTTAAAAATATTTTATTAGATACAAATTGCCTCTTAGTAACCGGATCTTTTATATAAGGAGTAGGTAAAATACCTATTAAAGGTTTGGTTCTATTCATAGTATTACTATTCATAGTATTACTATTATTAGTAAATATATTTACATTAAATAATGAAAAAATTATTTACTACTTCTAGTTACAAGTAATGATTTTTTTAACAAGATATTAATCATAACCAAATACTTATACATTATTATAAAATGTATAAAATATATAAAGTGTATAAAATTTATATATTTTTTAAAACTAACTATTAATTATTATTAATTATTATTAAAGTATATTTACATTCTTGGGAAACCAACCAAATTAGCACCAATGCCGAAACCAGCACCCGATCTAGCACTTACACCCATAGTGGGAATGAAAGTATCTAAAATAGAGAATGTGGCAGCAGCCATTAAAGCAATAATAGCGATTTCTTCTACTTTTAATGGTTTTTGTGGAATGACAAAAGCAACTATTGCAACCATTAAACCTTCAATCAAATATTTCACAGCTCTTTTTACTAATTCACCCATACTGAAATTCATTTTGTTTTATAATAATACTAAAGAAAAAATTATATTTACACAAATTATTTTATTTTAATTTAATTTAATTTAATTTAATTTAATTTAATTTAATTTAATTTAATTTAAATATATAAAATTGCCTAAATAATTAAATTAAATTTTATTTACATTTTTGTTTAATATAATGTTTAAATTTATACTTAAAATTATATTAAAATACTAATTTATAAAATGCTTAATAAAAAATCTTCTAAATCTAAAGATAAAGATAAAGATAAAGATAAAGATAAACCTATTAATAATTTAGAAAAAGCAAAATATGTGGATTTATTAGATGAAGATAAACCTATAGGTGGTCAAAAATATGTATGTCTAAGTTTTATTTCTCCTGAAGACCATATTAAAAATAAAGAATTATTTTATTTTGAAAAATTCTTAAAGAACTTCGAGTTTAAAAAAACTTTTGAAAAATATACACAATTTTTGAATTTTTTAGCATACAAATATAATTTAGATTTTAATAACTTAAGCAAAGATATGGAAGAGTTTGTTCAAGAGGAAAAAGAGAATTTATTTTTAACTACATTAGATGATGAATATAAAACATTTATGGATGCTAAAGAAGAACTATTACAAAAAGAGTATAATGAATTACATGAATTTCAAACAAATACAAGAGGCATTAAAGTGAGAGGTGTATTTGGTTCACAAGAAGAAGCAGAAATGAGATGTAAGATGTTAAGAGAAGTAGATTCAAATCACGATGTGTATGTTGGTGCGGTTGGTATGTGGATGCCTTTTCATCCAGAAGCATATAAAACAGGACGCGTTGAATATTTAGAAAAAGATTTAAATGAACTTATGAGTCATAAGAAGAAAAATGATGAAATTTCTAAAGAGCAATTTAAAGAACGTGTAAAAGAAAGTAAAAAGAAAGCAATTCAAGAAAATATTGCTAAAGCTCAAAAAGAAGGCAATAAATTAATGCAAACTATTGATGAAGAGGGCAATTTAATAAATGCGGATAGAATGGATGTTCCGGGTAAAAATCTGCTTTTTGGTGACAAGGAAGATGACGATGTATCTACTGCTGATTTGCGCAAAGAATTATTTGAGGCTGAAGATGTTATTGTGGGAAGAAAGAAAGATAATGATCATGGACTAGGAGAACTATTAGAAAGACAAAAAGAACGTGCTGAAAAAGCAACAACACAAGAAGAAATGAGCAATTTAGAACTATTGGCCGATTGTGCTACAAAAGAAATTAAAGATGAAATTTATTGAAAAATAATCGAGTATTTTTAAGCATATTAGAAAACGAAGCAGAATTTAAAACTTCTCCTATATTATATTCAATATATAATATCATATTATCAAGTATTGACAATTCAGGTGTCGAAGAAGTTGTGCTAAATATTAAAACACATCTATATGATTTAATAACAGCACATATTAAAGAAGTTACATTAGGCACAATTAAAGCATATCGCTTTATATTCTATTGTCAAATGTTAACTACTGCTCGTGATAGTCTTGAAAGTTCACTCATTGAAATTGTAAGAGAAAAACATGAAGGTCCCGCAATTGACTACATGTAGAAGACAGCATTAATAATTTATAATATTTATTGAAAAATATTATAAATTAATTATTACCATTTTGTTTTGCGTACATTAATTTTTGGTCCTTTTTTTTTATCTCTTATATTTGGGTCATACATTTCTTCTTCATTATCAGAGTCTAAATTTTTACTAATTTCCCAAAATTCTTTTGAACCTAATTTAAAAGTTTTATGATGGTCTGCTTTATACCAAAAAATTTGATCTTGTAACTTATTTGATTTAGAATTATTATTTATTACTAAACACTCATAATTTTCTGTACATTGATCCATTACTTGACAAAAACTTTCAAAAGTTGGAAACATGCCAGCATAATTTTCATAAATTCGTCGTCTATTTGCTATATATGGTTCACGTAATATGAAAACATAATCAATATTTGTACGTAAATTTGGAGGAATACCTAAGGGATATTGCATAGTGATTACTAACATTATTTTCCAATGGCGCCCATTCATAAAAAGTAGACGCATCATTTTATCTTTAGTCCAACTACCATCATATAAACAATCATCTAAAATAACGAACGCACGAGGGTCTATATTTGATTTTTTATAAACTTCTATTTCTTTTTTTACTTGTTTCAGTACTGTTTTTTGCCTTTTTAAAATATTTTCTATAATAGCAGTATTATATTCATCATGAATGAAAAGTTTTGGGACATGTTCAGCATAAAAACCATTACCGGCTTCTGTTCCACTAATAACAGTTCCAATTGGTATATCTTGATGATAATAAAGAAGATCCCTAACTAAATATGATTTGCCTGTATCACGACGACCTATTAAAACTATAACAGGTCCCTTATTTTCATCCGGTCTAAAACTGATAGTTTTAATATCGAATTTTTTTAATTCTAATGTCATTATGTTTAATAATAATATTATATAATCTAGGATTTAAACTAAATCTACTAAATCAACTAAATCAACTAAATCAACTAAATCATCTAAATCATCTAAATAATCTAAATCATCTAAATAATCTAAATAATAGTGTTAGTAATATTTACTAATATTTAGTAATATTTAGTAATATTTAGTAATATTTAGTAATATTTAGTAATATTTACTAATATTTAGTAATATTTAAAAAGATTATTTGTGTTATAAACAAGAAAAATAAGTATTTTTAATTTATTAAATGGAATTAAACTATAGAAAAAATAACAACAAACAACTATTTGAAACAATTAGCG